CTGAATTTTGCCATAGTCTTCTAGTCCTTTCTTAACTTTGGTTAGTTGATCTCTGTTTGCTTGGTATAATATTCCGTACCCGCCAGCGGCCTGCCATTTCTGTATGTTAACAGGTCTGTCGTCAATTAGGATATTGGGTGTGCCTGTGCCCTTGTCTGTGGCGTAAGTTTCTTTCCTACCGGTCACTATAATTTCGTCTGGTCGTTCTATGTTGTTCGAAATCCATACTTTCTTGTATTTGCTTGAGTTTTCATGGTCGCCTCTTAATGGTGATGTGTTAATCGAAAATGTTCCACCTGTAAACTTCTTGACCATGTCGATTAAACTATCTGCTGTAGGAAACTTAGGTAATGTTGCAAAGAAGTCTGTACCAGTGATTCTGTCTATGACCTCTTTCTTAAGATCTTTAGTTTTGTCGTTGGTAAGTTGTTTCCAATTCTCTACACCATACATTTTTTCAATACCGCCAAAGAAGTCTGCTAGGACTCCGTCCATGTCGAGATATACAATTGGCTTTGCGTCTTCCATATCTTCATTATACAACTTCTTGTTGTTTTCGTCAATCTGCTTACCAAGTCTGTCTTGTATGATGTCATACAACTTTTTACCAGTGTTACCACCCATTATAATTCTAGAAAATTCTTGCTCTTGGCCTTTGTTGGCAAGTTCTCTGGCCTTCGATGCTGATGCACCTGTGGCACCTTCCTGGTCAGGATCTCTTTCTCCAGCACTTATTACATCAATTTTGTCAAATTTGTAAAGCTCATTACCTGCCTTGTCTGGTTTCCCGTTGTATTGATCCAAAAGTTTTTTGAACTCCATGACCCTATCTGATCCAGCTATCATTACAATCCTCGTCCTGCCCTCGGATTGTATTTTTTGTAATGCCTGGATAATTGTTTTCACACCAGCATCTCCTATGGCAAGTGTAGGATAAAACATCTTAATGTAATCCTGTTTCTCTTTGAACGTAAGTGGATCTGTTTTGTTATTCTGTTTTTGCGATAGAAAGATATAACCTTTGCCATTTAGGCCTTGTGCGGTATCTATTACTTTGCTTATTAATTTTTGATGTCCTATTGTTGGTGGATTGAATCGGCCAAAGGCAAAAACTGCTGTTGAACGATCGTCTTCCTTAAGAAACAGTTCCCTTAGGTGCATCGTATTCGCCTTGCTTTATACTTTCTAGTTCTCTGTCTGATATAAGTCTCGCAACCTGTTGTCTTGTTTCTTTGGGGAACATGTTGCTGACATCATCTTGCGTGGATCCAAATTCTCTCACATACTCTTTTGCGGCATCGTCCACCAGGTACATCCATAGTTTTTGTGCCTTTTCGTGATCATAAACGTTCTTAGCTAGTTTTCTCTTGATGTTTGATATGATGGGCATGAATCGTCTACGATACAGGTTCTCGTTGTTCATAATGTATGTATCCAGCTCGTTTACAGCGTCTGAATCTATGTTCTCTTTGATAAATTGTGATGCTCTCATATAAGCATATTTATTAGTAAAGGTTGTGCAACAGCCACATGTAAAACGGTGAGGTAAAGCCAAATGTCCAAGTGCCGTTATGCCCCATTTGGGTGACATTTGTAAACGATGCTTTTAATTCATGACCTTGTTTTTTTTGCTGTGTAGCCCATGGTTCAGGATAATTGGGTGTGTATACTCCTTCATATATCAGTGATCCCAGATCAATGTCGTCTATTGAAATAGTTTTAATGTTCAATAATTGATCTTTAAGTATGTCTCCCTTTTCATTAACCACTGTTTGTCCATTGCTTTTGTTGGACCTCTTTATCACTAGCTGATATAATTTGTCCTCCTCACACTCGTGTTCGAATTCAATAACATTTGGTTTATCTTGAGAGCCTGTTATGTTTTTTTTAAAATAAGTTTGATTATCGACCATGATCTCTGCATGAGGCGATTTGTCCCACATTGTGGCGTATAGTTCTAATTTAAATTTTAATTTTTCGGTTCCCATTCAAACTCTAATCCTGCTGTCCTTCCTGTATACGGAATATTTACGTCATCCCTAAACATCTCGATAAAGAGTTGAGTTCCTGGTACTTGAACTTTCATGTACATATCTGACCGTTCTAACACTTCTGCTTCTTTAGTCCTGTCGTTGTTAGTGCATGTTATCACTATTGTTTCCATTTGTACATCCTTTCAAAGTGCTCTGTGATTTGTGTTCTACTGCCACCTTGTGCTTCGAAAGAATCAATGAAACCATCGATTAGATTAGCGGCAAGTCTTCTGTATTCCGGCAAAACATCTTTTTGTAACTTTACGATAGATTGTTGTGGATCCGATTGCACTATAGTGCCTATAGGCATGTTCTCTATCCAACTACCAGCTTTGCACATATCATTCTGAACCTTATGGACGTCTGATGTAGGCTTATACGAAGGCAAAAATTTACGTGCTTCGTCAATAAGGATACACATAACCGTCCCAAAATAATCTTCTTTGTAGATATCCTTTTGCATTTTTAAAGCACAAGCCCAACGACGTACGCACCGAGTAAAAAAGCAATACTGTATTTCATCCAGGATGTCCAGATTTTCTCGACTTTGTATCCGTTTTCCCTAAGACACAATACGTGAGCGTCTATTGATTCTGCTGTTACTTCTATATCAAGTGTTTGTATATTTTCAATTTCATTGTCTGTCATATTATTATTGTACTATACATTGGAAAATTGTCAACCAAGTTGATCTTGCTAGAACCTAGTAATACTGCTAATTTTACGAATTGATCAGCACAGAACTAATTGTGCCTGCTGTAACTGAAGTGGCTTTTGCTCTTACCCATACAAAATTGCCAGTGAAATTTGCGGTCGAAATCAAAGTGCTTTGGTCTGCTGTGAAAGTAGTGCCTGTAATATCAAAGTAATCATCTTCTGTTGGAGTGGTGGCCAATGATCCCTGCATCTTTATGGAACCAGTCATTGTGGAATTTACTTGATAAGCAACTGTGTGGACACCATCTGGTTGTGAATAGTACCCGTCACCTTTGGACTTATCACTTACAAATCCTGTGTGGTCTAATGTCGTTGTTGTAGATCCATCTGCTGTTTCTGTTGTTACAATTTCTTCTACAATTAGTTCATTAGCCGAAGTTTCCGTCTTGACAGTGAAAGTGCTATTGTTGTTTGAAGTGCCTGTGACAGTTATTAGATCTCTTACATTGAATCCAGCCAAACTTGTAGTTGTAGATGTAATCTTGTATTCCGATCCCGTGGCAGTAAAACTGATATCTGTACCAGTAACGTTTGCCAGGTGCGATTTAGATGCTAATAGTGTTGTACTTGTCTGTGCCATCGTTGTTATTTATTCAGTATTTTTTCTTTTGAATCTTGCTGTCTTTGGGCCTAGTCCGTACACAGCGGCCAACTCGTTAGGTTCTTGTCCATCAACTGTCAATATATTGATATACTTGATCTTATAGGCTTTGCCATCTGCTTCTCCCAGTTCCTCACAAAGACAATGGTCTTCGTCGACTTTTCTTACCCTTAATAAGCTTCTCTTGATGACAGGAGACCCCATCCAGTTTTTTTGTATCATGCTTTCCACGATGCTTTGATCATTGAATATCTTCTTATCTCGTAGTTTTTTTATTGCTTCCATTTTTAACCTTTCTAAATTGAATTACTTTTTCTATGGCCTGCTGTGCTAACATATATATTGGTGTCAAGAATTTTTCTTCTTTCACATAGAAATATCCGCCAAAGCAGTGCTGAGATCTGTCTTCAAGGAAGTCTATTATGTTGTAGTTCGTTACTAAACAGTTGTACACATTCCTCTCCAAGAACTCCCATAGGCTTTTCTTCTGTGCGTCGGTCATGTACACCTGTGCATCTTTTTTTAAGTACACCTGGTATTGATATTTGCCATGTGGCAGTCTTGTACATCCTACAGTGTCCTTACCGAGATTCTTGAACCTCGGATCCACTGTCTCGGATCCAACCCAGAAATCCCAGAAACGTTCTATCAGTTCCTGCGACTTGTCAAGATGCGAATAGAATATGGTTTTCCTGTCCTGCATACGAAACTTCAAATTTCTCCTGTTAGCAATTATAAAACTGGCTAGGTGGCATATATCTGGTGCATCTGCATATTCTTTCTTTAGATATAGTAGGTGCTCATCTGTGGTTGGATAAAACATTAGGCTACCAGGCAGTTTGAAGACTGTCTTGTGCCTATATCTGCCGTAGTATAATTTATTGTGATTTTTTCTCATCAGACATCTTAGGTTTGACCGGTTCTAGCACTTTTGGCTCTTTCTTTGCTTTGAAATTTACTGTTAGTTTTGGAACTATATCATCTGTAAGTCCAACTTCTACCATACCGCCTTTTGTAAGTTCACCGAACAACATCATCTTAGATAAGGGTTTCTTTATCTCATCATCTATTACACGTTGTAAAGGTCTGGCACCTAGTTTTGCATCAAATCCTTTTGTCATCAAGAACTCAATTGCCGTGTCTGTAGCATTTACTTCTACATCTTTTTCAATGGTCATTGCATTTAACTCTTGCAAGAACTTCTTAACAACGGATTTCATTGTGTCTTTGCCTAATTTGTCAAACTTAATTACTGCGTCTAGTCTGTTTCTAAACTCTGGAGGAAAGAACTTCTTAAGTGCTTTATCATCCTCACCTGTTCTCTCACTCTTTCCAAATCCTATATTGTTTCTTTCTTGCTCTTCTGCACCTAGGTTAGATGTCATTATTAGTGTAATGTTTCGACAGTCTGCTTTCTTACCATTTGATCCTGTGACTGTACCATAGTCCATCACCTGTAGCAACATGTTCGATACATCTCTATGTGCTTTCTCTATCTCGTCGAACAATACGACTGCGTGTGGATTTTTTTCAACTTCGTTGATAAACATACCACCACCCATATTGGAATCTTCATAGCCAACGTATCCCGGAGGCGATCCAATCAGTTTTGCAATAGAATGTTTCTCTTGATACTCCGACATGTCAAATCTAATCAGTTCAACACCTAGTGTTTTTGCCAGTTGTTTTGCAGTCTCCGTCTTACCACAACCCGTTGGGCCTAGGAATAAGAACGATCCAACAGGTTTAGTCAAACTCTTAAGTCCCGCTCTGGCAACCAGGATCTTGTCTGTGATAGTGTTGATTGCTTTGTCCTGTCCATAAACTTGCAGTTTCATCTTCTCTTCGAGTGTTTTTAGATTACTAGCTTGTTTTTGCGACAACTGTTCAATGCTTATTCCTGTCATGACAGATATCTCATGTATTATTTCTTCGTGATCGATCTTGCCATCCTTGACTCCATTCAGTCTCAGTCTTGCACAGGCAACGTCTATGACATCTATGGCCTTGTCTGGTAGTTTCTTGTCAGCGATAAATTTAGTTGAATAATCTACTGCATCCTCACAGGCTTCGTCTGTTATTGTACAGTTATGGAACTTCTCATAATATTGTTTTACACCTTTAAGTATTTTTACTGCTGTTTCTTTTGAAGGTTCTCCAACTTGAAGTCTTTGGAATCTTCTCATCAATGCTCGATCCTTTTCAAAGTATTTCCTGTATTCTTCCCACGTGGTAGAAGCAAGTACTTTGATCGATCCTTTTAAGAGTGCAGGTTTAAGCATGTTAGCCATGTCCATGTTGTTGCCTTGGCCTGTTGCACCGGCACCAACTATCATGTGGGCTTCGTCTATGAACAATATAGACTTGCCCTTTTGATCTAATGCATTAACAATTAGTTTCAATCTTTCTTCGAAGTCACCTCTGAATTTACTCCCTGCTATTAAACTGTTTACGTCCAGACTCCAAACAATATGGTCCTTGAGATATTCGGGCACATCATCTTTGTTTTTTGCAATTCTTCTAGCTAGGCCTTCTACAACTGCTGTTTTACCAACACCAGGATCGCCTACAATAAGAACATTGTTTTTATTCCTTCTTGCGAGTATTTGTTTTAAATTTTCAGTTTCTTCTTTCCTACCTATGACTGGATCTATTTTCTTATCAAAGTATTTCTGATTTAAATTTTCACAGTAGCTTTTTAGTATCCTGTCAGCTTGGTTAGGTCTAAGTTTCTGTTCGGGGCCTCCTGGTTGTGGTCCACCCATTGACGCCATTCCGTCATCTAATATAGTTTCTGTAGAAACTAAATCTATAAGATCTTGTTTGCTAACCTGATGTTTCTTTAAAAAGAATGCGGCATAACTTTTTTTCTCAGAAAATATTGATATTAGTATATCAACTGATGTAACATCTTGTCTACCCTGGAACAGTGCCTGAGTAAACGCTCTATTCATTAATCTTTCAAGTGATGCTGTCTTCCTAGGAGTCATTGGTTCTTTTCCCTTTGCAATAATATCATTGCATTTTGTGTCAAGGTAATCTTCAACATCTTTTATTAGAGCACCTACTTGTACTTTGAAATCATGTAGCACTGTGCCTATGGACTCGTCTTTAATAAGTGATAGCAATACGTGTTCGATTGTTACGTATTCGTGTCTTCTCTTCTCGGCTTCCTTGACCGAATTTTCAAATATATTCTCTAGTCCTTCATTTGCTTCTAACATTGTCTATCCTTTGTTTGCCATGTCCCATCGCAGTTTAGAGACTCTTTTATTAAATGTAATACCGTCAAGGTGATCGAGTTCATGCTGGAAGCATTTTGACTCCATTCCGTCGAGTTTTGCGAATTTTGTTTTTCCTTGTGTTGTTTCATATTGCACTTCTATTTGTTTTGGTCTTTCAACTTTTACGAAGATGTCCTTAAAACTCAAACATCCTTCCACATCAATAACCTTTTCTTTACTTGAATTTATCACATGTGGATTCCAAATTATAGCATGTTTTTGGAATGTGTCAAATGTTTCGTGACCTATAGCAAAAAATCTTTTGGTAATGCCTATCTGGTTTGCGGCCAACCCCATGCCACGTTCGTCTAGCATCAGTTTGACCATGTCGGCCTCGAACTTTTCGATGTCCTCGTAACCCACGATGTTGTCATCCTTTGTCCATGGTGTGCTGGTTTGTAGGAGTGTTTCGTATGGATATTGGAATACTTGAATCATAGATCCTTTATCTTCTTCAAGTCGGAGGCACTCAGTTGTGGAATCAAAACGTGTATCTTCACGTAAAGGTTACCACGTATGCCTATTGTCTTGTGCACCGGCATGCCTCTTCCTTGTACTTGTAATATTGTGTTAGGTTGTGTTCCTGCAGGCACTTTCACTTTAATAATATTATTGTCTAGGGTCTTAAGATTGAAGTCCGCACCCCTCACAGCTTGGAAACAGTCTATTGTCTTGTCTGTGTATAAGTCGTTGCCCTTGCGTGTGTATCCATCTGAGTCTAACACACTCATGATAACCATAAGGTCTCCACGTGGCATGTTTTTTATGGAGTCATCTCCCATTCCTGCATATTTAAATGTTACACCGTGTTGCACGCCTGCGGGCACTTTGACCGTGGCAAATTCTTCTCGACCTGATGGCAATTTATAGTTTATAGTTTTCTCATTGTTCATCATGGCTTCCTTGATGCTTAAAGCCATTCTAACCTGCACATTTTTGTTACCCTGTGGTTGGGATCTGAATGTACGAGCTCGGCCTGGTCCTTGTGTAAAATTAAATCGTCCTCCGAAGTCCATGTCACCTTTTTGAAACCCAGAAAAGAAATCACCAAATACGTCTTCATTAAAAAAAGGGTGTTGTCCGCCTGTACCACTTGATCCAAACTTCCGCATGGTATCATAGTCATGACGCTTTTGTGAATCCTTCAAAGTTTCATGTGCTTCATTAATTTCTTTGAATTTTGATTCGTCACCGCCCCTGTCAGGATGATACTTTTTTGCTAGATCTTTGAATGCTTTTGTAATGTCCGCACTGGTGCTTTGTTCATTCACACCTAGCACGTTGTAATAATTCTTCATATGTAATATTATATAACAGAATTATTTACTGTCAATGTGTGGTAATTATTTTTTGATGTCTGTCTTCTTACCGTTAACGTAAAGTCCAAACCAGGCCGCACCCGCACCAACTACAACTGACACAAAACCTGCCTGTGCGTTGTTTGGATTTTCTAGCATCATGAACCATTGCATTGTGTTGTAGAACACTATTCCGTACAATGCCATCATGATTCTTGGAACTGTTCTCCAGTTAGACAGAAATTGTGGAAGTTCGTCTCTCAAGAATACCCAAATTATTTTGATTAGTGCCCAGCCGTCTTTGGCACCTTTCTTGACCATGTTGTCGTTTTTAATAATCAGTTTATCTTCTTTTAATTCAGCCATTATTTTATACCCGGGATTTTAGCGTTTCTTTTTCTGTGACCATTCCATGCAACAAAGCCACCTATTCTCAATGACCAATATGCAAGTCTGTTCATTGTGTAGAATCCATTGACGATAATGTTGATGTCTCTGAAAATCTCATCTGCTCTTTTCTGCGTTATTTCACCCATTGTGTCTTTTTTGTTTTTCTTCAAAAGTGTTTTGTACTTGTAGGCATAGTCATGAACCAGGCCACCTACTAGAAGAACACCAACTGGCGAGAAGAAAGTTCTCAGGAACTTAGGAATACTTGCACCATCAAATTGGAAACCCGCTGGTATCACATACTCTGTGCCGTCTATGTTGTATTTCCAGTCTTCTGTTAATATCCAGTTCCTTGTGGAAAGCAACCACATCACAATACCTTTCCAAAACCCTTTGCCTTTTGTTTTGATAGGAACAGGTTGCAAGGTTGGCATTCCTTTGTAATAGAATTTTAATTTTGTTTTTGCCCTTTTGTCTGTGAAATTTATGATCGCGGCAATTATTACGACAGCGATTAACACTGTCCACTGCCAAAATTTCATTGCTAATGTAATTAATAGTTCCATTTATTTGCTCTCCTCGTTAATATGCGTATTTATTCTATTGCCCCTTTGACCACACCTTCAGCTACAAGTTTCTTCCTGTTCTTCATGTGTTGTTTCTGCGTGTCCGCTTTTGCTCCCCCGAAGTATGGTACTGCGTGTCCTGTTTTGCACATGATTTCAGTCACTTGTTTGCCCTCTATAAGGAAGTCACCTAGTACTCTACCGAACTTGCCCTTCATGTCTTCACCTTTTTTACTGATTGTTGTTTGCAATACAGGGTTAGGTCCTAGCAGTGATTTCAGTTTGGCTTTTGCGGCTAATCCAAATTTCTTTTCAATTTTGTCTCTTGTTCTCGATTCCGGTGTGTCTATGCCCATAATCCTCACACGTTCATTCATCTGCCATATGCCAAATCCTAGATCTATGTCTACATCAACTGTGTCTCCGTCTACCACTCTCCTCAGTTTACATCTATATGTCCACATTATTTTTTCTCTACTAGGTTTATTAAATCTTGAACAGTCTGGACTTTGTCACCGTCGTCCTCTGATATTTTGACACCAGTTGCTTTTTCAACTTGTATGCATAATTCGATTGTGTCAAATGGATCTGCACCTAAGTCATCTACTAGGTGTGCTGTAGGTACTACTTTGCCTGTTGCTACATCTAGGTGTTCTGCTATAACTTTGATTACTGTCTGCATACTATTTCAATATAATTGCTTTGATTGACTTCTGGCCCATGTATATCTCTGTTTCGGCTTGGCCTTTCCAACATTGATATTTCACACTGGCACTGTATTGTCTCTCTGCCTGTCTTTTACCTCGCAGGCACTTTGCCATGTTTTCTTGTATTCTGTGTTCCTTGATCTCACCATTCACAAACATCAATAATGCAACAACTGATTCTATCATTAATGACCCTCCCCGTTACCGTTTTTATAAACTATTTCTCTGTCAGCGTCTTTCAAATCTTCAATATGTTTCTGAGCCTTTTCCATTTGTTTTGATAAGAACTCAATGTTAATTTTATTGTTAGCCATGCTGTCTAGATGCTGTTGCATTCTGTCCACTGTTTTATAAAGATCCTCTATCAACATGAATTGTTCAATGTCCTGTGAACTTTGCCCCAACTCACCTCTTGGATATTTGATCCTAAATTCTGTGTTCTGTTTGACTTCGTTGTGTAATCTTTCGTCCTCAGCACTCATGTCTTTCTCAATCAAGACTGTATTTGTTTCTAACTTGTTCAGTCTTTCGATCACACCAAAGTATGCCCAAACTCCAACCGCTACTGCGGCCACAATGGACAACAGATTCCGCATAGGCATTGAAATTGATGTTGAATCACTAATTTTCATAATAGTAGTATTTATTTGGAATTACCAGAGTCTTCGTAGTACTTCTTGTATTCTTCGAGCAGGTTGTTGGTTTCCTGCAGTTTTTGCCTGATCTGTGCAAAGTTTCTGGCCAGCACCTGGAAGTCCTTGTCAGTGATTCCAAACAATACGGGATCTATGCCTGCCTCTTCTAGTTTTTTGAAAACCTCATCTGCATTCTCCGAAGTGATTATTATCCACTTGATCTCTTCCATCTGCAATGGAGTTGGCATAGGATAGTCTAATTTCTTTCTAGGCTCCTCGACTGAGAATATCTTTATCTTCTTTTCGCCACCTATACTACATTCTGATAATAGCATACACACCATCAGTGGTACTGCTACTATCCATGATAGTCTATAAGTTTTATCTTTATTGGAATGGTACATAGTTTGGATTCGCTAGTGCCGGGCACTCTGGGTTGATTTGTGATTTCAATGTTGCTTTTAATTCTTCTTCTGTGTGTTCGGCACCTGATGCCAATTCGATACACCTTGCGGCGTTCTTGCCACCCTTGTTTACAATTCTTTCAATTGATTTTGTTCTTTGTAACGCCAGTTTGCCAATGTCTCTGTTTTTCTTTGTGAATCTCTTGTCTAGATCATCGAGGTCTTTTTTGAAAGTTCCGATCAACACATTAAGTTTCTTGTTGCTTTCCATTATTGCTTCAAAGTCTGCCTTCTGTTGCTCTAACACTTTATTTTGTTCTTCAACCGCTGTTTCAAGTTTTAGTTGGTTCGCCTTCAGCGTGGCGTTGTCCGCACGTAATTTCATCACGTACATACCCGCACCGGCTATTCCTGTGATAAGCATTATGGCTATTGCCATCTTTATTGTTGAAAACATAATGTACGTATTTATTGGATAAGACCAGGCTTGTAAACAGTTTTACCGTTTTCTTTCATTGCAGTCAATACACTCTTACGATTACCTTCCGACTTGTACGATACGTGTACCCATCCTGAATCAGGTATGCCTGGAGTGTAAAATTCTAATATCAGCTGATCGAAGTCACAGTTGTCTTCGATCCATTTGGCAACATCATAATTTCCCGTGCCTGGACACTCTATGTCCACCGCCTCACCTTTGCAATGTTGTGATTTGCTCGAACCACCTACAGCTTCATTCAAAGCCGGGCCTCTGTATCCTGAGTTGATTACAGTCACACCAAAGTTGTCTCTGACCTTCTGCACCACATTTTCAAAAAGCTCTTTTGCATTGGCTAGATGTTCTTCACCCGGGGTATTGTCTAGGCCTTTCCTAGTTGCGGTTTGGCTCTTGGTAAATTCAGCTAAGGTAAAATTGTTTGATAAACGTGTCATTACACTGGTATTTATTATATGATACTATAACTTCATGTTAATATTCCTGCAATCGGGATATTCTACCATGTGAGGAAGGTGACTGTCTCTTTTTTTATACTCTTCTAATAGTCTGTTGCATTGTTCTGCATGTTCGTAGGGCATGTTATAGTGGAATCCTAATCTATATTCTGTCTGGTCGATCCATCTTTTGAACTTTTTATCTCGTCCATCATGGCTCATCTTTTTCAATACTGAATACTCTTTCTTTGTGCCACACAGTATAGCACCACCACGTTTGTTGTCCACCGGTTTTCCGTTACCAAAACTTAAACACTGCAATTGACCTTTCCTGTACATCTTAGGGTGTAGCAACCTGGCACTGTCCCAGATTCTTGAACCGTGTAATTGGTATTCACCCAACCAATGCTCCTCTTTTAGTTTGTACTTGATGCCAAGTTTCAAAAAGGTCATGGGGACACTTAGATAGGTGTAACATGTACTGGTTAGTTTTTTTATGTTGTCGTGTCTAAGACACAGCTCGATAGCGTGTGTGCAACAATCGGTAGCGACCACAAAGGGTGCTCCGGTGAATTCTGCCAAATTTTTTTCGAATTTTTCTACTACCATCCACTCTTACTTAATAAAGCAGACTGGTCACCTTTTGTAAAAATGAATTGGTTTTCGTTAGTTTTGGTAATATCGTATGGTCCAAAGTACTTTGTAAGGTGTGTGCATTCTGCGATTGAGTCCATGTCTATCTTGAATGCTTTGGTTTCTTTCATTATTTCGTTTGTTGGACCAAACTTGTGCAGTTCGAATTTAAGGTCATGCCCTGCACCTGACTTTCTAACTGTCATTGTGTTCTCTACTATCTTGCACTCCATCATGTCGTATTTGTCAAAGAAATGCCTTGCTTCACTTACTCTCATCTCATTTACTTTCATTTCGTATGATTCAGGCGTTGTAGGAATTTGTTCTCCCAGCGTTTCGGCTGACACTAGTGTTGGATTTTCTCCCTTGTGATATGTGTATTCAAATTCTTCTATGTTTGTCAGTTTTTTAAGATCCTCTAAGAATGAAATTATTTGTTTGACCACTTCCGGCTTTCTGGCAAATTCTATAAACACTCTGTGTTTGCCATCTTCCAACGTGCCTGGAGTAGCGTCTGCGTCAAGCACACTTGAGTAGCCAACCTCTGCAAATCTTTCTAAATCTCTTGCAGGTGCCTGTCCGTCCACAACAAATCCAAGAACCAAAATATTCTTGTCGTCACCCATTTTAGATTTATACTGGTCCACCGAAAATTGTTTGCTTACAACACCATCTAGATCGCCGGCCTTTAAACCTTCATTAACTAATGTCATCAATGTTCCCTAAATCTGCAGATGGATTATCCTCTGTTTCGATTTCATCTTGGCCATACTTCATGTTTCCCATTAAGGCCTTTGGCATCTTTATTTCAACTATCCAGATGTCATGGGCATCTATTTTACCTTTCGTAGTGCCTGGCCTGTAATCCTCTGGTGATTTGATCTCTCTTGGTTTAAGTAATTCATCTTTCTTGTAACTTACTTTACATCCTTTGTCCACTAGTCTTTTTCCGCCAGCTGGATCAGGCATTTTGTCAATTGGCCACATGAAAGAACATGTAACGAAATGTCTAGAATCGACTGGACCAGACAGTAATTCTCCGTCTTCCCAATTTTTAAACACGTAAACATCTAGCTCATCAATTACCCTCTCGAAATCTTTCAATATTCCTAATGTAGGACCTGTTCCGTATAGGGTTTGTACGTTTCTGATTATGTCTAAGACGTCATGCATAGTTCTTATTTATCTTAAAGATCTGAGTTGTAAAATATGCATAGTTTATTTGGAAATTTTATCGTAAGTATTTGTACATGAGTCGAAAACTAAGACACATTAAATCACAGTCAAACACAACCTACGAGGAACCTTATGCTAATATCAAACGGCCTACAAATGCGACCTTTATTCCAAAGGAAACTATGGAAACTAATGAGGAAAAAGAGAGTGTATGATAAGCGAGTGAGCTTGTATCTACAGAATCAGAATTGGCTTAAGATAAGGAAACAGAAGGACAGGAGAAGACGTAGGATATTGTCCAGACTATGGAAAGCAAAGCAGTTATCCATGCTTAGACGCATGTACAGTCAGTCTATTTGATGAATTGATCCAACATGTCTCCATACGCTTTATGGAAATGTTTGTACAGGGTGTCGTAGGTAATATGGTCAACTAGGTTTGGCTGACCGGGCACTTCACACTTCAAAACTTCTTTGTCGACGAGGTCCAACACAACTCCGGATTTTACTAACTTACCTGGTCCAACATTCTTCTTTGAAAGTTCGACAAGCTCATCGTAAGTGCCCTTCATATTGAGACTGTAGTTAACGATCATATATCTTTTTTTGTTGTGCTTACTGCCCATTCTTTACTCCGAGTATTGCTAAAATATATCTGTCTTTGAAACCTGCATTTACACCTGAGTGCCAAGTGTTAGTAAATGACGCCTCCACTATGGTGCCTTGGGGAACATTGTAAAACACCTGGTCACCAATAAAGAATGCGTGTCCAAATTCTGGTGGAGACAGAGCCACCCACAATTTTCTAACATTTTCCGGCGTCGTTTGTAATTTTTTAACAGATCCTCCCATTGTGTCTTGGTGCGGAGGTGTGAATTGTCCAGGTTCAAACTTATAAACATTTATATCTATTGGTTCTTTCTTGATATCAAATTTATCATAAAAATCATCTCCAATTAAATCTGCCAATCTATCATTTTTAATCCAGAATGAATACGCCGAATCCTTGTACCAAGTTTCACATTGTTCCTCGATCGCTTGTACATGATTGTTTTTTTGTGCCTGTCCTTCGTAGTAGTCATTCGTTCTTTGATATAAGTTTGTTTTTTCCTGTGTGGTATTGTTTACAATATCCATAAATTTTTCAAAGTCAATATTCAGTACGCCGTGGTTTACTATGTCAGACATTGTTTAACCTTGACAGTTTGATCATCACACTTGCTAAATTTATTTCTGGATCTGCCACAAAAGAATGGTCAACCAACCCTTGTTTAATAATTAGTACCGCTTTGTCTTGTGCGTCTTCGTCCTTGGATATAATTTCTAAGTTGTCATACAACCATCTGTATATCTCCTCGCACTCCTCTGGCCTTGCTTGGGCACAAACAAGTTTTCTGGCTTCTTGTATTTTGCCCTGTTTGAAAAGATCCACCATCTGCAACCTGTAATCCTGCTGTCCTGAGTCACCACTTGCTGGTGGCATCAGTTTGCCGTTCCTACAATTCTGCTGTATCATGTTGATACACTTTCTAAGATCGGGATATGATGCTTTTACATATGTGTCAAGTACTTCTATATCTGGCTCCATTTGTTCAGCTATTAATATTTCTGCTGTTCTCGCCGTGAATTCATTTTTGTCTATTGTTTCCATATGGAATCCTTGGCATCTTGAATGCAGTGCCGGGATAACCCTGTTGGGATAGTTGCAAGTCAATATGAATCTTGCTGATGTGTGATACATTTCCATCACGCCACGCAACGCCGCCTGTCCGTTCGGACTCATGTAATCTGCCTCATCCAACAAAACATATTTGTATGCACCAAATGGCATAATCTGTACAAATGAATTAATTTTTTCTCTTACTGTGTCTACTGAATTTTCTCTAGAAGCATTTATTTCTAGTATGTCATAACTGCTTACCTCTAGTTCTTGGAATAGCACTTTTGCCAGCGTAGTTTTACCCACACCTGGAGCACCGCTCAACAACAAATGCGGAATCGCTTTGTCATCAATCCATGTTTGTATTTGATTACGTTGTGCATCATCTCGCACAACATACTCTTTCAATGTTTTTGGTCTATATTTTTCTACCCAAAGTTCTTTCATAATACAAATGTTAATATTAACAGAAACACACCCACAATAGCAAGAAAATATCCTGGTGCGTGTAATAGAGGAATCAAGCTGACCCACCTTATAAATTTCTTCATTTTTGTTTTTCCATTAATATTTGTTTTGGCGTTTTGCTTCCTGGATGTAGTTTTGCCAGCCTACAACTCAATAATTTTTTAGCACCCTTGCTTGTTATTATAACAGGTTGTCCATTTGCATCCAACTCTATTTTTTTAATTTTTGTTGATACATTACGAAATCTCCCAACCTCGACAAGGTCACCAACCTTTACGGTAAGTTTATATTCCTTCATTTACGTAACCACTTTCTTGCGGCTTCAATAGGATTTTTCAATCCATCATATGTTGAATCAATAAACTTGATATGTTTATAAAGTTTCCCAGAAAGTTTGTCAATAGACTTCTGTAACCTATCGACTTTGTCGTTTAAGTTCTTTATTTCTTCTTTTGTCACTTTACACTTCTTTTTAAATCGTCTCTATTGTTGACAAACACTCTCACCAGTCTTGATACCTCAACTTCTTCTGTTTTGAGTGTTTTAGGATTTGTAAAGATCACTTTGCTTTTGTTGACTTCTAATTTTATACCTATGTCAGAGGCCACCACAATGGCGTCATCCGTGTTCTTTCTCCAATCATGAGAACTATATTCTGTCATGCAACTATTATACAGCTTTTTCTTTGTACTGTCTATATAATTGTTCTGTGGCCATGTTTTTACCTTTGGCCTCGACCTGTATATCAAAGTATTCAGAGAACGACAATGCCCAATCATTTACCTTTCTATTTGGTAATAAGTCACTATGTGCTCTAAGTTTCTGTTTTTTGCAACCACGTGCAAGTAGATCCTTAATGTTGTGCATCTCAGTGTGTGTTTTGTCTCCTAGTTCTGCCACTGCGAGATGTTCGTCCCTCGAATAGGAGTAATGCATACTTGGCCTCTGTCCTCGCCAACTGTCGATAACACGTTTTACCCTGTCATCAGTAGCTTCAATGTATTCCTCATCTCTGATCCAGTGGTGATGTATGTCTAGCACCAGTGCTAGATCCTTTTCAAGTTCTAGACTCTTCTCAAGTCCATGTCCCATCTCATCGTTCTCGATTGTAATCAAGTTTCGAGCTTCTTGGGATAGTCGTGGAAGTGCCTTACGTATGCCATCTGGTCCCTGTCGTCCTGAGATGTGTACGTTAATCTTGCAACCATCTTGGAACGATTTGCCAAATCCCATCCAACGAGCCATGTCAGCATGATATTCAAATTCTTCAATACTACGTTCTACTATTTCTGGAGTGTCACTTGACAGGACACAAAATTGTCCAGGATGGAAACTTACTTTGACATCTAAACTTCTTGCCATCTCACCAACAGGTGCAAATAAATTTGCCAAGTGGCTCTGTAACTCTGGTCTTTGCCACCAAGACTTCCAATCTTTCTCTGTGTATCCTTGTAGCATTTCACTACCAAGTCTGACCATCCTGCGTTCAGGTGGGAGAGATCCTACACGTTGCACCAATCTACGTGCGGCAAGTGTATTGTGAGTCATGATATCCCACTGTCGTTGTTCGGCCTCGTCCTTGTGTTCTCGTAGCCAACGCATAGTGGTTGATCTTCCGTTGAGCTCTCGGTCTTTAGCGTTAACTTTCATGCCACCAAATTCGCTAGTGTCATTTAGCCATTTGCAACAGAAACCAAAACGTTGTATCATGTAGATATTATAACAGATATTTTTTAAATGTCTACTCTTCTAGTAGTGTTTCCATCATGGCCCAGTGTCCAATGATGTCACTACAATGCAGTTTGAATCCGTATTCTCGGTCGATGTCTCTTAAAATTTTATTTGCTTTTGCCATGCTTATACCCGCATTAGCTGGTAATTGTAATGCATTAATTGTTTTTTTCTTCAATCCTTTTGCCGCTTGTACTCTATGCCAACCATCTGTTAACAAGTAATATCCTGAATCTTTTATTGGCGTAACCAGTATTGGATCCCAAACGCCATCTTTCTTCAACTTGTTAATCCATGTTCTTTTTTCTTTATTAAGTGGACGCTCAACGCCCAGTCCCATCTCTGCCATGGTGACTAATTTATCTACTTCAACTTTAACTTTTTTTATCTTAATCGCTTTCATATTCGATATAATTTATGTCGTTTATTATTTGCCATTCTGGACCCTTAGGAAGTGGTCTTCTTTGTGGATAGTCATTTACATCTGATATTTCCCTGTATTTGTTTGCACAGGCAGGCCCACAAAAGGGTCTAATAATTCGTTTATCGTATTTGGTATCATGCAAACTATCATACCAGTAAATTGCGTTTGTGAAAGTTTTCTTACAGACGTAACAAGTGTGGTTAATCATTACCCGGAAGTTTTGTCATCTGTTGGGCTCCACCCATGTTGATGTATCCGGCCTTGTGTCTGTTGAAGTCAGGCTCTTCGTCTGATACTAGAAGTATATCGTTTTCGTCTATCATTCTCACTTCCATTTCGATACCTATGTCGTCCCCGTTAGAACCTTTTTCTTTCCGTTTAAGTTTGAATGCTCTCGACCATCTACCATGTGCGACAAGCACCCATTGGCCTATCTCGACATCATCCTGCAGTTTACCCACAGCGTATACCTTGCCCCATCTAGGGTGGATACCTTCTGCAGTACCATCGTCATCAACCAGTATGATTCCACCTTTGGATTTGGTCTCTCCAAAGTGCATGTCGGATACTAGTACTCTCTTTTTAAGGGGGGTGATATCATTCTCGACAGTGTATTGTTTTCCACCATCTGATCCAAAGCCTTTTGCCTGTGCTGATTGTATGTCCATCTTAGTATTATTATACTAGATCTATTCTAAGCCGTCAAGTGCCGCGTCTATACCTTTTTTAGATTTTGTTTCTGTTTTTGGTTTAGGTGCTGTTTTCTTAGGTGCTGTTTTAGATGCTACCGCCGAAGGCTTTGCCACTTGTTTAGGCGGCTCTCTTCTTGGTGCTGGCATTGGCTTACTGACTGGCGTGTCGCTTACCATACCTTTTGGCTGTTCGTAATACTTCTTAATGATAGTTTCTTTTGGAGTCACTACCTTACCGCCTGCGCCTATTACATCGCCTCTTGCATTAACGTTCATGTTTCCAACTGCTTGTACACTTTCGTTTGCAGATCTTAATTTTTCTATGTCAATCATGCGTCCCTGCATTGATTTGTACATTCTTTTCCTGGGTGCTCTTGCTACCATAATAATATGCTCCTATATAAATTACTTATCATCTTAGAAATTCGGTGATGTCTAAATTGTACAGCAAAGGATTTATCTTGTGTACCCCTATCAAAAATAAACAGAAACTGGCCACACTTGATCCTCGACCTACACCCCATACAATGTTGTTAGCTCTTAGTGTGTCTACAAAATAAATTAAAAACTGTAGCACCTGTATAAATTTTTTCTTCTCAAACAGGTCATACTCCATCTGTACTCTAAGTTTTTCTTCGTCGTTTTGACATTTGTCTAATAACCATTGCAACACATTAATTTGGTAATACTTCTCAGGCATGTGCCACCTGTCGCAATTTTCTTTGTCAAATTCACTAATGGCTGGTCTTTGTGGCACTGTGTTTACCACTGGCAAGTCTATGCCAAGCTCTTTCAAACTGTCAGTGTACTTTGTGATGTCGCTGAAATATAATTTTGTTATATCAAAATCTGGATCTGTGTATAGCAAGTCGATGACATCCTCTTCCGAGAATATCACGTCACCGTGATCATTTATCTTTGTCTTTACCGCCATCTAAAACCTTTGGTTGGAACTCAAATATTTTAGCATGATACTCGTGCTGTTTGTCAACAGGAATCTCGTTATTGTTCCAACTGAAGTGTCCTGTGTAGATGCCTTTGTCAAGTTCTTGATCATATGTTGCCGTGTCTGCCCTCAACCACCATGGATCGAATTTACTGAACTTCGCTGAAAACCAATCGGGTCTATCTAACAGTATAAGCTCTTTGCTGTCTTTGTCAACCGAATAGGTAATACCATCACCTTGCCATGAGGATAATTCGACGTAATTGATAACAATCTTGCTGTCCAGTATAGCATTTGCTTTGCAAAAACACACCGCGGCCATTATTTGATCATATGGAGGCTTTGGTAATTCAATAAATCTGTTTGTGGTGCTTTTCTTTAATGTTGTGTAGAGAGGTTCATCCCTCCACGTGGTTATCGTGTTGGCGAAGACCTGTTCGAATAAGTTCTTAAGCCTCTCGAAATATTCCGTTTGTTCTTTAAGACTGGCTGTGTGTGGAGTCAATGATATGTTCAGTTTGTATTCATTTGCAAACAGTTCACCGTCCACTATTATGATTGATCTGAATTTTGTCTTCCAGGTAAATGTGTTTGACATCAAAACTATTTACTAGTCGATGTTGACCAAGTCGCCAAGGTCTGGCTCGCCTCTCAACTTCTTGTTGTTCTTGTGCCATTCCTCTATACGTCTCTGCCTCACAGCATCTTGATATGTCTTAAGTGCCATCTGTAGATTCTGTAACATTTCCGGATTACGTCCACGTCTTGCGATTGCAACTTTTCTAGATAACTCTTTGATTCTTTTGGATATGTCTTCTTCTGACATGTTGCCTATTTCTTCTTGTAATGGATGGAAGTACATTATACTCCTTTGCTATTATGCGTACTGTTTCCCTAGTTGGTGCATCAACACAGTTGTGCCTCCGTCTGGTGTCATGAATTCATAAAGAACTCTACCTAGACCGGGAGATATCTGATCTGAAGTTCCATCACTGCCGTGTACGTTGTCTGCTTTAATAGTGGCAGTTGGGAACGTCAGAGTTGATGCTGTTGGAGCCACAATAATGTCAAGAATTATTCTCCCCAAGGCGCCAGATGGTGGGAAATTTGTAAATGTAAAAGTTGTTGATGCTGTGACAGTAGCAGTTTGGTAATGCCCGTTCTCATGATTAAGAGTGATTGCACCACTAGATACGCTTCCGTGTGCATAAACAGTTTCTGATGTGTCCTTTAATTTTGCTCTTGTAACTTCGTTGTCTGTGAAATTACTGGCCGCATTCATGTTTGCCTTGTTTGTTTGTAGATTTACAATCTCTGTTACCGCTTCTGTAAAGTTATTTTTTATCGCAGTGAAATTATCTCTGAATCCTTGTGAGCTGTTGTCTTGCCCTGCTTTTGGATACGCTCCGTCTACATTCCCTGGTACTATATTACTTGCCATTTATTAAATTCCTTTATCCCTAAATTTAAGATATTTATCGTTAGCTCTTTCTACCTTAATTATTGTACCTGCCGAAGGCACCTCTTTGGTAAAATTAATCGTTGTTTTCTTAGTTGTAGTATCGTGTGTGAGAGTTATCCCAAACTCGTGGTCGGCTGATCTAATAACGCCGTCTGCAGTAAGGTAAGCAGGTTTAACATTATTGTCTGCTGTAACACCAGATCCAACAAACACAGTTGAAGTTCCTTCCTTGACTAAGATATCCTCTTCATGTAATATTTCTGCTACTTCAAACGCAGTTGTAGATCCATCACCGGTAAAGGTTTCTGTAGCAACTTTGCTCTTGCTTACAACATATCTATCTATAATGAATGATATATTTTTAAAATTGTAACCACCGTCTGCTATTCTTTTCTTAACTAATTCAGAAGTTCCTGGCTTGCAATAGCAAATAGGTACAGCTTTAACAAATCCCAGTGGTGCAAGATCTCCACTTTGTGTTGTTTTCATCCAAAGAGGTAGATAGTCCCATTCTTTATGACCGAGACTCTTCATTCGTGATCTCATATTGGCAACTGCATTTGGATACAACGTTTCAATGAAGCCAAGGTCAGCACTTAATTGATTTGCAAACCTAACCTTTGATCCTGAAGTGCTAAAAGCAAGTCCACTATCTGTTGTCACTTCGTAGTTTATGTAATCTGCTGTAGCATTCATACTTGATGCTCTTGGTCCTAAGATTGGTTTAGCCACTGCGTCTCTCAATGTAATCGAACTGGACACTGCCAATCCTGAACTGTTCTCTAATTGGTCTTTAATTTCTATATACACAACTTCATACTTGATAGTTGTTCCATCTTTGGCTACCGCTGTTTTTAGGTCACCAAAATATAGCGTTTTAGGTGCATGATTCTGTTCCATCTGTGTTTGGAATGCCGTCAACGTTTGGGCTTCCAACCCTGACAACATTAACATATCTGGTTTTATCTTCATGCCAAAGTTTGAATCCTCTGGTCTATAAATGTATTCTGGAGAATTGATATCTGGATCTTGAGCTATGTTGTAAAAAATATTCTGATCAATAAATGATGTTGCGTGGCCTGTCATGTTTCCATACTCTATTGTAGTGTATGGTATGTCAATGTTTAACGTAAATTGCTTAGACGTCGCTGATGATTGGTATTGGTCACTTACCGTTACTGTGAATGTGTATGCTCTAGTGGAGTCTGTAAAATCGTTAGGATCAATAGCACCTATTAGATGACCGTCAGTTGATAAACTTATACCTGTTGGTAATGAACCTGACGTAACAGAATATTGTAGCACCCTGTTAGCGGCATCTGACTCGGCCTCTATTGATAGTGTACTTGGAATGTCTGCTTTCAGTGTTCCAATGACCGTAGGTGTTATAAAGGCGATTCCAATGTCTATCTCACCTACTACTTTCATAGTGAAAGTTCTTTCTGAGAATGTGTTAAGCCCTGTTGCTACAACTCTGTTTGCTCGGATTGTAAATGTGTGATCAACTTCTACGGCCGACTGTCTTGCCAGGCTTCCATGTATTTCTCCGGAATTTATGTCAATGCTTAGACCTGTGGGCAATGATCCAGATGTTATGCTGTATTCTAGATTGGCTTGTAATGGATCAAAGTCTGATACATCGATCCTTATCAGAACGTTGTTATCATGTCTAAACGTTCCTAGGTCGGCATCGGTTATGAACACAGGAGGTCTGCCTGTATGGGCGTCCATTGTAAGGAAGCTAGTTCCTACCAATGTTTGGTCAATAGTGACATTTGAATTTGAAACCACCCAGTAGTCTGCAGAGTAAACAAAAATATTAAAGTTTCTGTCTGTGCTAGATACTCCGTCTGTTACCCTTACTATGAAATCATAGTTAACTGATTTAGATTTTGAAACAACGGTCCTGTCATAGATATTCCTAAGGTTTGTGGGCGACCCACCGTCGCTCGGTGTAAGTGCTGAGTAATCTGGGAATGGATCAAAGTCATAACCACCTTGTGGTCCATAAGACTCGTCTATGGCAAGTCGAACTACACCAGATATCTTTCCACCAGTGGTCATTGTTACGCCTGGTGGTAGTGATCCCTGCACTACTTCATAGACTAGATTCTGTCCAGCGGCAGTGTCTGAGTCTGTTGCCACAATGTCATATTCGATAAATGATCCATCAAGCACTGTCACGTTACCTGTCACATCTGCTGTGGTCAATATACTGTCACAAGTTGAGGAACTGTCAGATGTGTATACTGTTGATAATGGTCTGTTAAGTTGTCCAGCCACTGTTGTGAATGCTGGTGCATCTTCACCTTTGACATCTAATGTGAATGTTCTATCTGTTATAGCGGTACCGGCCGTGGCTCGCACGACGAAGGTGTAAAGAGTTCTTTTGGCAACCTCGGCCGGAGTACCTGTTAGTAGTCCATCTGATGTGACTTTCATACCTGATGGCAAACTTCCTGCTATTACGGAGTAAGTGATGGCCGTTGAGTCACTAGTATTCGCTTCAAGTTGTAGCGAAAACGCTGATTGTTCGTCTATTGATGCAATTTTACCTGCAGTGGTAGACCATACCGGTGTTGCCATTTATCTTACTCCTTACAAGGGTATTTATTCGCAATTACCGATGATTATTCTGTGTACGAATCCAATGTTCAAGATGCTGTTTCAGAGACTCACGTCGCATTGTGTCCTGTTCACGCCGTATGGCCTCCTCCAAGCGTTTAATCTCGGAATGTGGAGATCTACTCTGTCTTTTATTATTATAATGTCTCTTCATTCTTGTATTGTAGAAAGACTATGTGTATTGTGTTAACTATTAACTTACTGCCGCAGTAAATGGTGTTGCTGGGTTGGCACCTGCCGCTACCCTCATTACACCTCTTACATGATATTGGTTGGTAGCTATATCTATCAGCTCAAGATAATCACCAATAATACCACCTGTAGTTCCACCGTTAAGTGTTATTGTATCTGAAGCCGCCACTGTTGGGAAGGCCGATACTGCTGTGCCGTCTTCATCTAGATACAACATGATACCGTCAATAGTGTCTGTTGCATCTGCAACCTGTATCTTATAGTTTGATGTATTCGTCACACTTACGATGAATTTATAAACTGCACCTGTACCGGTAGCCGCTGGTAGCGTCAAAGTCACCGCCGCGTTTCCACCAACTTCACCAAGTAATAAAGTTCTGCCGGCGTGTTCAGCTATTGTTATTGCGTCGGTTGCCGTGAATGTATGTATGGCTGGTAGGAATGATCCTGTTAATGTAAGTTGTGTGTCTTCAATTTTTACTACACCTGTACCCTGCGTTGTAATATCTATGTCGGCGTTGGATGTATCACTTGATATGAAATTCGCCCTTACAGTTGTGGCCTCCATCAATGTAAAGTTGGCCTCGCCTGCAGTTAAGTTCACGTTAGTTCCTGTTACTGCAACGTTCTGACCAGCCGCCGGTGTTAGTGTAATACCACCCGATGTTGCTGATAATACGTTTCCGTCTAATCTTAAATTGTCAACATTTAATTGTCCTGTTGTCGTCTGTGTTCCTGTTGCTGTGATCGGTCCAGTCAAAACAATAGCACCAGTTCCAGCTGGGTCAATTACTATGTCACCATTTGTGTCTGATGTTATTGAACCGTCAGCAATGATGTTTAAGTCACCTACTGCAAAAGTTCCTGTTGTCAAAGAACCAGAAATTGTGGTGTTACCTGTTGTGGCAACATCCGCTGTGTTTGTTGTTCCTTGAACAGTTAAATTTCCATCAACATTTACTGCGTCGTTAATGTTTACTATTGTTGAGTCCGTAGCACTTATTGTTGTTCCATTAAATGTCAATCCAGTGGCCACTACAGAACCTGTGCCAGCCGGAGCAATTACAATGTCACCATTAGTGTCAGACGTGATTGTACCGTCAGCTAATATGTTTAAGTCACCTATGCCAACAGCTCCAGCGATATTTACAGCGCCATTCAATGTAGCTGTGCCAGATGCTGTGATTGCCGCAACCGTTGTTGTTCCACTTATGTCGCAAGTACCATTTATGTCTATGGCTGTTGCAGTTAAGTCGATCTCATCAGTTGCACCAAGTCCTAAAACTGTTGCACTAATACCTTGAATGAACTGAGATGCATCATTGAAACAAAGTTTGTTTGTTGAATTTAAAGTCAAACCAGTTCCGTCTGTGTGTGTTAAACTTGTATCTGAATCTGCACCAAAAGTGATTACTGCACTGTCAGAGCTTAGGGCAATGTCATCTGAGAAAGTTGCATCGGCACTGAATACTGGAGTTGCTGTAAATGTAGCAACACCTGTGACTCCTAACGTTCCAGCCACTGTTGCGTTTCCTGAAACACTCGCTGTGCCGTCAACCACTAAACCTTCGTTAATGTTGATTGTGCTTGAATCGTCTGAGCTTAAAGTTGTTCCTGCAATCCTTATCGCTGATGCAATTACTCCGCCTGTGCCAGATGGTAACAAAATGATGTCCTCGTTTGATCTTGCTGATGTGATTCTTCTTCCGTTAACATCAAGATCACCACCTAACTGTGGAGTTGAATCTTCAATTAAATCGTTGGCTTCTGCTGTGGAGCCATACAACTCCGTAAAGTTGTCGTTAATTTTGTCAAATGCTGTTCGTAATGGATCACCTGTGCCGTCGTTAGCCGCCGATCCTATGTTTATACTTTGTTGTGCCATGTGTTATTCCCCTTGTACGTGATTATTTATCAGCAACTCTAAGAACCTAATGTAAAACTATAGGTCAAATGTAATTCTTTGAAATTTAAATACACAGCTATCGTTCGATGTGTTAGTCACTAGGAGCCTTGCGTTTCCACCGCTAACGTCTGCTGTGAATACAGTGAGCGGACCTGTGTGATCGGTGGTTGATCCAAAAGCAGTAACATAGGCATCTGATCCATCGTGCGTCACGTTGGCTTCAACAACTTCGAACCTGCTGTTGGTTGAGTCGGTGATGGAAATAAAATATTTGGCACTCCTAAATGTATCAACAGCGAATGTGTTCAATACAGTTGTAGTTGATGTGGCCACTGTGGTAGTCGCATCTACTAGGTCTGAATGGTTCAGTGTTGCCCCGGCAGTTGCAAATGATAGAGTACCTGATCCGTCCGTTTTTAAGAATTGGTTGCTAGTTCCATCCGACGTTGGGAAAGTGAAACCACTAATTGTAACTCCACCAGAACCGTTACCTGACAGTTCGAGGTTTGCGTTTGAAGAATTGGTCTTGACTGTGTTGTCGTCTATTGTTATTCCTTCCAAGGTCAACGCTTGAGTAACCGTAAGCGTAGTGAAAGTACCAGCGGCGGCAGTTGATCCACCAATTACTGTGCCATCGATTGCTCCACTGTTTATGTCAGCCTTTGCTATAACAACTGATCCTGTACCTGAAGGAGATAGGATCAAGTCCGAGTTCGATGCTGTGGCTTTGATATGGTTGTCCGTGATATTGATGTTGTCATCTATGGTTAGACTGTTGACTATTACTGCTCCAGTTCCTCCCGGAGTAAGACGTATGTCAGCGTTAGAACTTGAAGATATTATATTATCATTGAAACTTAGATTGTCTACAGTGACACCACCACTGGTGAATGTCATTGCGCCTGTGACGGTCAATGCTCCCAGTGTGGATAGTCCACTTACGTTTAATGTTCCTGTTGTGGTAAGGTTTTCATTGCCAAAACTAATAGCACCCGATGAGTCAGTAATAGATGCACCTCCTAAAGTCAAAGTGCCAGTGGTTAAAGTTCCAGACGTGCTTAAATTTTCATCACCAAAACTTATTGCGCCGGAAGAGTCAGTGATTGATCCATTTGCCAAAGTCAGGTTACCTATTGTTGAGCCTGTCCCCGCAGTCATTGTTCCGGTTGTGCTTAGATTCTCATTGCCAAAACTAATAGCACCTGATGAGTCTGTGATCGATCCATCTGCCAGCGTGAGGTTACCAAATGTGGAACCTGATGCCGCGGTCATTGTGCCTGTGGTTGTTAGATTTTCGTTACCAAAACTGATGGCACCTGATGAGTCTGTAATTGAACCATTGGCGAGTGTAAGGTTACCGATTGTGGTTCCTGATCCTGCCGAAATGGCACCTGAAAATGTTGTTGCCCCAGACACTGAGAATGTACCGTCAACTATCAGTCCTTCATTGATGTTGATGCTAGTAGAGTCCGTCGAACTTAATGTGGTTCCCGCTATCTGTATGGCGCCAAACACAACTGATCCTGTGCCAGACGGCACTAGGTTTATGTCTTCATTTGACCTTAAGCCTTCTATGTTGTTGCCGTTGATCCTTAACGCAGGAAATTGGACAGCACCCGAACCTGCAGGTTTGAATATTATGTCGTCGTTGGTACGTGTTGCTCTGATCTCATTGCCAGTGACTTGGATTGTGGTTAGATCAAATCCCGCTGATCCATAAACTTCGGTGAAGTTGGTGTTCACCTTGATCATTGCGTCTCGTAACGTGTCTCCCGTTCCGTCGTTTGCTTGGTCTCCTACATTTAGAACTAATCTTGACATATTATATCTTTATTAATCTCCTAACCACAGTTATTTCGTGCGTGTTACTACTACTTATCTCGCCTCTCAACCTCACATTGTCGCCACTTATATCGGCGGACAACGTGGCCAGATCTGAACCTGTACTGCTTACCCGTCCAAAAACGGATATGTATGGCGTTGTGCCATCGTGTGTGATCCTTACATCTGTGGTTTCATAGTTTCCTAATGCACCACTGTTTGTATCAGATATGGAGACTGTGTAGAAAGCACCTCGGTGTGTGGTCTTGTCAAAAGTGTCCAAGGTGGCAATGTTTGTTGGATTTCCAGCTCCCCTGTCCAGGTGCACCTGCCATGCATTTATTGTCCCTTGTGCTCTGCTATCTGCCAGTGATGCCCTTACTACAGCGTTGGTTCCATCCACGGCAGTGGTCCAGTTCACAAGGTTAGATGTTGCAGAATCGGTGTTGATACCGTGTCGCAGGTTGTAAGCATCAGTGCCGTCTGTAACCACCATGAATTCATCTATTGCCGACTTGTTGTCATCCTGTTTTGTAACAGCGACATACATGGCACCTTGTGTGCTGGCGTGTGCAAATGAATCTATCTCAGTGTACTGTGTTCCTGCAGGTACAGGTATGTGAATCCTGTATGCGTTGACCGTAGTAGATCCACCTGATGTCGCAGACGCTTGTACTACTGCTGTTGCTGAAACTTGATTGACAGTAAGATTCAACATAGGTGTCTCTTCTGTGCTGACCTGTGGTCCTTCTGATATACTTGCGGTGGTACCGTCACTAATCACCGTGGCCTCCATTATACAACTGTCATTTGATTTTGTTCCAATTATGATATAGTGTGCCGCCGCATACGTGCTAGTGTTGAAACTGTCTATCAATGTGGCTGAACTTGAAACGGTCTTTGCGTTTATTACATTTACGTTTGTGCCGGTTGATGCTGACTGGTCATCTGCTAATAAAATTCTATACAGGTGTATTCTCAAGTTGGTCTGTAGTCCTGCCGCACTTACCACAACATTTGAACCGTCTATGGCCGCGGTGAAACTACACAGAACATCTGTGGAAGCGGCACCTGTGTTCCCTGAACTATGTTCATTGTAACTTGTGATAAAGGCCGCTGATCCATTGTGTACCACAAGTAGTTCTGTGTTCATAACTTCACCACCTGATGCATTCTTAACAGACACAAAGTATTTTGCACCCCTGTGGTCTGCATGTGCGAATGTGTCTATGGCCTCTGATGCACTGTCCACGTCTGTGTTAATCTCCACTGTCGCCAATGCTGATTCTTCTCCTGAATACCCTGTTGAGTCATCATCGCCTAATCCAATCCTGTAATGATTGACGAAGTTGAACAAAGTGGTTGAACCATCATTTATTCCTGTTAATTTAAGTCGCACGTTATTAGTGCCTTCTTGTACATCAACATTGGCAGTTACAACGTCGAATTCTTCCGATCTAACGACACCACTGTCTGTCACGAACGCTTCTATACTGCTGTCGTCACTTGTTCCGTGTAAAACAGAATATTTGTGGAATGCCAATCTACCATCAGTCATGTCTTTGGCCAGTGCCAGATAGAAAGCACTGTCATATTTTGTCGATGCAAATTCATCAACAACTTCCTCCGTTTCAAACCCTTGTCTTGATGTTTGTGAGGTTGTTACATGGTCAACTGCTGTAGTAGTTATTTGCCCAATATCAGTTGCACCAACTATGGAGATTGGAGTGCCGGATCGGGCTGATTCACTATCGGACAGCAGTATTCTATACATTGTGATCCTACATGTTCCTGCAGTTCCATTGGCACCTCGTAGTCTTACATTACCTCCACTGATATCTGCAGTGAACGTAGCAAGTGGTGATGCCTCCGCGTTGGAAATTATTGTATTGTATTCATTTATGAATGCATCTGAACCGTCGTGTACCAGCAAAATCTCGGTTGACTCGACTTCGTTTGTAGTTGTGTTGTTTATTGATATGAAATATTTCGCACCTCTGAAAGAAGAGGCAGAGAATGTGTCTATGTTGGCCGCCGCAGAATCGAGATCCGCCACAAGCAAAGTTTGTTGTTGTGTGAAAGTTGAACTTCCTGCCTGTGTGCCTGAAGAGTCATTGTCCCCGAGACCAATTCTAAAGAAGTGTAGCGTGTTGATTGCGGAATTAGTCGAACCATCTGCTAATTTTCCTCCAGCACCTAGCAACCTTACCTTATCTGATGCAGTCCTTATGTCTGAGGACAGTTGCACCTCCTCAGCCGCCGAAGTTCTTATAATCTGTGATGAACCAGAGAATGAGTCAAAAGTTGATCCGTCATCGGTGCCACGTGCAAGTATGTGTTTCTGCATTTGAAATTCTATTGAACTGTCTGCTTCTTCAACTCTACTCAGTGCTATGTAAAAGGCACTGTCGTACTTGGAACTAGCCCAATCATTGATCATGCTGGTATCTGCTGTAATTGATTCGTTTTCTCCAGTTGATAGATTGGCATCCAGCACTACCTCAGAGGTGTTACCAACCGTGTTTTTTGCGTCCTGGATAGTAGACTCACTGAAAGAAATGGAAACACCTACAAATGATAGGTTACCACTTCCGTCTGTCTGTATAAATTGTCCAGTTTGACCATCGGCATTGGGTAATGCTAAATCGTTTACAACTACTTTTCCTGATCCACTGGCCTCAAACTCCAAATTGTCGTTAGTTCTATTTGTGGACATTGTGTTGCCCGAGAAAGTGATCTTGTTTGGTATGACCAAAGTTGAATATGATATGGGCTGAGTGAAAGCACCTGCGGCCGGTTCGTTGGCACCAATTACCACATTGTCTATGGTTCCTGCATTTAGATCAATGCCGTTTACAAGCACCGATCCTGTGCCGCTTCCTGCAAGATCTAGATCTGCGTTAGATGTCGTTACCTTAAGCACGTTGTCTTTGAAACTCAATGATGAATCTATTGTTAAGTTTGACATGTTTACTACCCCTGTTCCTCCAGGAGTAAGCCTTAGGTCAGCATTGGAACTGGTTGATATTATGTTGTCGTTGAACGTTAGGTTGTCTACCGTAATGGAATCCGCAAATGATGTGGCACCGGAAACTGTCATCGAACCAAATGTGGTTAGGCCTGATACGTCCAGTGTTCCTGTTGTGCTTAGGTTGTCATCTCCAAAACTTATGGCGCCTGTGGAGTCTGTAATTGAACCACTGCCTGCTGTCAAGGTACTACCGATTGCCATTGAGGTAGCACTTGTTGAAAGATTCTCGTTGCCAAAACTTATGGCTCCTGATGAATCATTTATTATTCCGTTGAGAAAGTCTAAGTTACCAAATTGCGAACCTGTTGCGGCTGACAAAGTTCCTGTTGTGGACAAGTTTTCGTTTCCGAAATCAATTGATCCACCCAAATAGTTTACGATTTGTCCATCTTGTAAATCAAGATTACCAAATTGTGAACCTGATCCTGCTGACAGTGTTCCGGTTGATGTTAGGTTTTCATTTCCAAAACTTATGGCGCCAGATGAGTCAGTGATTGATCCGTTTCCTAGTGTGAGATTTCCGATTACTGTTCCAGTGGCAAACGTCTGTGCACCACTAAAAGTAAAGCCATCCTCAACATTGAAGTCTCCATCGACTATCACATTCTCATTGATGTTAACCGATGAGGAATCGTCTGAACTTATAGTTGTGCCACCAAATCCTAGTCCGGCTATGGTCACACGACCGGATCCAGCGGCCCTAATTTTAATGTCATCATTGGTGTTTAGGACTTCTATATTGTTGTCGTTGAATCTTATAGCTGGAAATAAAACTGTGCCTGTGCCTGATGGATGAACATTTATGTCGGCGTTTGACAGCCTGGATGTGATATTGTTACCAAAGAACTTAATGTCTGCATCCACTGCCGCTTTCGCGAATAGTTCTACAAAATTATTGTTTATCTTGTTTCCGGCTTCATACAGCGAATCACCGTCACCGCTATTGGCATTTACACCTACATCTATTACCTGTTGAGTCATATCAACTAATATTTAGTGGTTTTTGTGTGTATGCGTCGAACGGCTATTATCCAGCACTGATCTTTAAAGTCCCAGAGTCGTTGTATAGTTGACCTGCGTTTGATGGGTCACTAGTGGGCAGGTTCGCCATTAAAATTACAGCAGGAATCATTTCAATCGCTCCTGTGCCTGTGGCGTCAAGTTGTAAGTTTGCATTTGAGGCCGATGCAGTGATTAAATTGTCGGTGATGCTGATCCCACCGTCTATGTCCAAACTTCCTGTGACTTTTGCTCCGCCTTGTTGTACTCTGAATGCCTCGGCAATTCCACCTGCCACTGTAAAGGTTTGGAAAATTAATTCGTTAGCTGTACCGCTTGTACCGTCAAATAAAATATTGGCACCTGCTGTGCCGGCCGAACCTACGAAACTTACGCCAGGAACGTTGGCGTTATCTGTTCTTTGAATTTTTACAAACGGTGTGCCGCCTTTTACAAGCAAACTACTAGCCATCTCAACTTCACCTGTGCCGGATGCAGATATTACTAAATTATCATTTGATCTTGATGCCGTAATTTTGTTGTCTGTTAAATCAATGCCACCGTCAACGTCCAAAGTGCCTGATACTTTGATACTACCTGTGCCATTTGCTGTAAGGGTGATATCTGCATTAGTATCTAGTGAGCTTATTGCTGTATTGTTTATTGATAATCTATCAATTTCAACGATACCTGTTCCATTTGCAAATATTTTCACATTACCGTTGGTATCTGAATTTGTTAAATTTCCATTTGCTGATGTTGTGGCCGCTAAATCTGTGTATAGTTCTGAGAAATTGTCATTGGCCTTCGTCATGGCTGTACGTAACGTATCGCCCGTTGCCGCGTTGCCTACTACACCTGTATCTATTATTAATCTCGCCATAATCTTGTAATCGTATTTATTAAATACACATATGTTCATTGAGACGCTCAAGACTATGAGACTGTACGAACGCCAGAGCAAATTGGGAGTGTATCACACGTTTCACAGGAAAAATACCATTTACGTGTTCAAATGTGATTCATGTGGTGTAACATTTTTGAGACCCAAAGCCAAGGTCGATCCAGATCGTGCCTCAAACGATTACAAACACGTGTGTTCGTACTGTGATACTAAAAAGTACGCACAGAA